CTTAAAAGATAGAGAAGCATTTTTTGATAGTATTCCTTGGAATAAAGATAATATTAAGATAAAAGAAGACATGCTGAAAGGCAGAGGAAAGTACATGGATGAGTATTTAACTATGAAAGCAAAAGTTAATCAACAAGTAGTAGAAAGAGGAAACTGGGGAGATTATGAAGAGAGTTTTACAGAAAAACAAGGATTTGATTATTCAGTAACAGATGATTGAAAAGAATGAAACATACGATTTATTTCCGTATAAGATAAAAAATAGAGAGCTATTTTATACACATAAAGATCATCCAAGCAATCTTCATCCTAATAGTATTCCTTATAAGAAATATTGGAGTAAGCAATTAAGAAGATGTATTGAAGGTTATTGGGTGAACGATAATGGCACATGGGTATTCATGATGCCAAAGCTTTATTTTTATATCAATATATCTCAGATTATTGACACAGATAAGAAGAATAAATCTAGGAAAAGAATATTTCCTAGAATGAGAGATATTGAATGGATTACATTTACGTATATTCTTTGTTGCCAAGGATTCTCAGGATTTTCAAGTGATGATAAATATACATGTAATAAGACAGTAAAGAGAATAGAAGACGAAGAAGAGTTATCAGATTATGAAATGAGTTTTATAACAGAAAGCTGTTATAATTCTGAGGGGAAGTTAAAAAAATATATAGACCCTTGGACATATCTTACCAGAACATATTTAATTGATGAGCCTTGTGAGACTCCATTAGGTAGACCATTATATGACAATCAGGTTAGTAATGGAATGTTGTTGGCAGCTCGGGGTATTGGTAAGTCTTACTCTATTTTCTCTGGGGACCTTCCTCATGAGTTTTTGACAGGTGGTGTTAAGTTTTGGGAAGACGTAGAGTCTATGATGACTCGTACCTTGTTGTTTAGCGCAGGAGGACCTGACCAAGCAAAGTTGCAGAAGGCTATCAATGGTATGAAAATCTCATATGAGAACATGCCAGGAGGATATGTAGACAAATCTACTAACAAGAAGATACCAAGTCCTTTTTATAGAAAGCTGCAAGGGTCATGGTCTGTACAAGGTGTTCCTCTAAAACATTCGTATAAGGGAGGAGACGGAAAGGACAAAGGGTCTATGTCTACTATTGAAAAGGTAGTATTCACAAAAGAAAACCCTGAAGCAGGCGTAGCAGACCGTTATGTAAGAATCTATTGTGACGAGATAGGACTTGTATCAAATGCATTAGACATGCATGCTGCTAACAAGAACTCGTTGATGGTAGGTGACTTTAAAGTAGGAATGGGATTCTATGCAGGTACTAGTGGTAACTTTGAAAAAATTCAACAGCCTAAAACGCTATTTACTCATCCTGAAGCTTACGATATATTTTCTATTCCTAACTTTTGGGAAAACCCTTCACAGCGAATAGGTCTGTTTATTCCGGCTGTTTATGCTTATGAGGAATTTAAAGACGAACAAGGTAATACAAAGCTAGACTTAGCGTATGACCATGTAATGAAAACTAGGACTAAGTTAAGAGACAAGTCAAAGGACTTGGCTGACTTAGAGAAAGAGATGATGTATCGCCCTCTCGTCCCTAGTGAAATGTTTATGATAGCTAGAGGTTCTCAGCTTCCTGCTCAGCAGGCAAGAGATCAATTAGTTGAGTTAGAGCTGTATGGTACTTTTGAAAAGATAGCAAACTGGGGAGAACTTACCCATCAAGGAGATAGGGTTGTATTTGAACCAGATAAGAAAAAGATGAGACCTATCTTAGATTATCCTATAGATGAAACAAGGGTTAATTTGAGAAGCGCTTTTGTAGTTTATGAACAACCTGTAGAGAATCCTCCTGAAGGATTATATAAAGTAATATATGACCCTGTTAGAGACGATGATGGAGGAACCTCCTTAGCTAGTATAATAGTTCACAAGGGAATATTTCTTAGTGATGAAGACTCTTTAGAAAATACAATTGTTGCAGAGTGGATAGGAAGATATGACTCTGTTGATGAAATGCACGATTTGGCTATAAAGGCAGCTTTGTATTATGGAGCTAAATTGTTTCCTGAAACCAACGTCCCCGGCATAGTAAACTATTGTAACAATATGGGGTATGGTTATTTACTTCAATCCTATGCTCATAGAACGTTGTCGGATGCCATAAATGAGAAACCTAACAAGAAAAATAGAGTTGGGTTTAATATGAAGAGCAGAGACTTAAAGATTCAGTGTGAGAAATGGTTAAAACAATGGTTGCTAGAAGATAGGTCTTACACAGATTCTGATGGTGTTCATCACAACAGATTAACAATAAATGAAATATATAGTCCTAGGATATTAAAAGAGATATCTGCATATGATAGAGAGGATGGTAACTTTGACCATATATCTTCATTATTTGGGCTAATGTTATGGTTACAAGAATCAAGACTTGTACCTATTGAAGAGAATACAAGTAGTGATTTAGATAGAGAGTTAAGGAGATACACACAAAGAAAAAGAAGCAAGTCTTCTAATAATAAATTTTACACATACTAATGAGTTTAAATATATTTACCGAATATAATCTAGTATCTCAATATTTATCATGGGCAAAAAAGAAAGCGAACAATTTTCGCTATGCTGAACTTGTTGCTGATTACTACGATGATATTTATACGGGAGAGATGCACGATGCCAAGAAAGAAAAGTTTCTTGTAAACTATGATCTTTTTAATGGTCGTGCCGATATGCAATCAATGATAGGCGGTACTTCTTATTTATTAGATGATGAAGAAGTAGATTTATCATATGAAAATATAAGTCATCATGACATTATATCTCAGGTTGCAAAAGCTATGGTTGGGGAGCAGCGTAAACGTTTGTTATACCCTACTGTAGTAGACTCTAGTATGCATACTGTTAACATGCGTAAGGAGCGTAAGATGCAGTTGATTCAAGATTATTTTGAACAGACTGTATACGAACCAATACGACAGCAAATAACAGAAAAATACTTTATAGAGAACGGAATTCAAGACCCGTACTCTTTGACAATTGAGCAGCAACAGCAGGCTCAGGCAGATATTGAGACAAAAGTAAAGGCAATGTCTCCTACTCATATTGAAGAATATATGAGTAAACAATATAATACTCCATACGAAATTCAAGGACAAAAGCTATTGAATTACTTAATGGAGGACTTAAATATTAAGTTTGTTACAGACGAAGGATTTAAACATGCCTTGATTACAGGAGTAGAGGTATATAGATTAGGTATCCAAAACGGCAAACCTATTTATGAGCTTTGTAATCCGATCGGTTTTAATTACGGCATAAGTTCTGATAAAACATTTATACAAGACTCTGATTGGGTTACTTACGAAGAATATTGTACCATATCAGATATCTTCAATAAGTATGGAGATAAGCTTAGGCGAAAGGATATTGAAAAATTAGAGGGAGCCGCTTCTTATGGAAGTGAGAGACTGCAGAATATTCAGTCTAATGTAGTTTGGGAATTCGCAAAAAACCCCGAGCAGTATGCGTCTGATAATATTGATATCAGAACAAGAGAAGGTCAAGCTACTATGCGAGACATTCACGCTAAGATAAATTCTGATACAAGAGAGGGAGACGCTTATAAGATTCGAGTACTTCATGTAGTGTGGAAGACTCTCAGAATGTTAAAGTACGTAAAGAGAAATGTAAACGGAAAAGAACAATATTTTTACAGAGACGAGTCTTATGAGATGGACCGTATGAAAGGGGATGTATCTGTATCTGAATATTTGTTCCTGAGATATGGCAGTGTGTAAAAATTGGGGAAGGAGATTCTTGTGTTTATACGGATAAAGGTCCTGTTCCCTATCAAAATCTGTCTATAGATGATCCTTATAATGTAAAGATGCCTTACTACGGAGCAGAGTATTCTAGATTACTTGGTAACTCTGAGAATGTTTCTGTTATGGACTTAGGCAAGCCTTGGCAGTATAAGTTCAATGTTCAAATGGCAAAGATTGAAGAAAGTGAGGCAACTGACCTCGGTCGAATTGTTAGCATGTATCTTCATCACAAGCCTGACAATTATACATTCCAAGAGTGGTTTAATATGATGCGATACAACAAGGTATTGCTTTTGAACCCGAACAAAGAAGGAAACCAAAACACGGACCCTCAGGCAATCCGAGAATTAAACCTGGGTAACGAAAGAGACATTCAAGCGAAAATAGGTTATCTAGAGTTCATCCGTAATCAGGTTGTTTACTCTATGATGTATAATCCTCAGAGCCTTGGTCAGATAGGCCAGTATGCGACTGCATATAATGTACAACAGTCTCAAAATGCAACCTCTAATCAAACAGAGGATATTTTTGCATTTCATAATCAAATAGTTCAATCATCTTTAAATGGACTTATCAACTATGCAAGAATAGCATATAAAGATAATCCTCTGTCTGTCACATATGTTTTAAGTGATTTAGACAAAGCCGATCTTGAATTAGATACTGAAATGTTATGGAGAAGTAAGATAGGTATATTCATTAAGAATACAGGAGAGGATATTCAAAACTTAATGCAAATTAAGGCTCGCTCTCAAGAAATGATTCAAAATGGATTAATCACTTTCCCAGAGCTTATAAAACTACAATTATCAAGATCAAGCGCTGAAGTGTTTCAGATAGCAGAAGCAGCGGAAGCTAGGAGAAGAGAAGCAGAAGCTCAAGCTAGAGAAGAACAAATGGTTCAGCAAAGGGAAGCATTGGCTGCTCAAAAGGCTGCTGAAGAAAGAGTTATGGCTTGGGAGCTGAAGAAGCATGAAGATGATATTGCAATGAAGAAATATTATGCTGAGCAAGAAGCATCTAAATTTGAAAGGATGAATGATGTAGATCAAAATAATAAGAGTGACGCATTAGAATCTAAGGAATTAGAGATGTTAGCAAAAGCAGCTATGGAAGAAAAGAATAGAAAATTAGAAAAAGAAATGCATAAAGACAAGATGGAAATAGAAAAATTAAAGATTGCAGCCATGAAAAAAAGGTAAGTTACTATTATATTAATTGAAAATTTAAAGTGCTTAAAAATAAGTACTTGTATGAACTATAATAATTATTGAATTTTGCAAAAGAATTAAGTGATGGAAAAGAAGAACAAAATCCAATCAGAGGTGGTAATGGAATATAAGAATCCATTCGCCATGCCCTCTTTAAACTTTGAAGACGATGAGCACGAGGAAGGAATTTCAGGAGATGATCGACAAGACGATCCAGACGAGGAAGATGTGGAGGGAATTTCGGACGACGGGGACGTTGACGGAAGAGGACTTGGAGATGATGATAACTCAGACGGAGAAGAGTTTGAAGACACTGAAGAAAGCGAAGAAGAAGATGATGAAGGCTCCGAAGAATCAGAAGAATACGAAGATGATGGAGATGATGGCGAAGATGATGAGC